TGTCAATATCGATGCTCGCGGAGAAAGCTTCTATGCGAAGCTCTTCGCCTCGCCGTTAACGGTGACTAACCCTTCTCTATACTTTTGGTATAGACTTCATTATGTAAACTTTCCAGACTGGGTTCGAGCGGATGACATCCGACGCGCCCATTATGGTGGAGTCCAGGTGAAGGAAGGCAGTCGTCTTAGTTTTGTACCGAAGAACGATGAGATTTCCCGAGTTATATGCATCGAACCTACGCTGAATACATATTATCAGCTTGGTTTAGGGCGTATACTTGAGCAGCGTCTAGCCGAGAGATTTGGTATCTCCCTTGCAGACCAACAGTTCAAGAATCGGGGACTCGCTCGACTTGGGTCGATCACTAATAACCTATCAACGATAGACTTATCTAGTGCATCTGACTCTATTTCAATGGCTATGCTTAGGTATTTCCTACCAGCCGACTTTTTAAAGTGGTTGGTAAGGTACCGCAGCGCGGTGGTTGAAATTAAAGGTCGAGGCACCTTAGGCTTAAATATGGTCTCTACAATGGGTAACGGTTTTACGTTCCCATTGCAAACTATATTGTTCGCCAGTGTAGTCACTTCTTGTCTTAGCTATCGCGGAATACGCGGTAGTAATACAAGTTCTGCAAACTCCTGGGGCGTATATGGAGATGACATCATATGTCCTCGTTCTATAACGAGGGATGTCCTTGCCATGTTGCACCTTATGGGGTTTACAGTTAATAGTGATAAGTCCTTCATAGAAGGGCCGTTCCGTGAGTCTTGCGGGTCTGACTTCTTTTTGGGGTCAGATATCCGCGGTGTGTATGTGAAATCACTACAAACACCAGAGGCTCGTTACTCTGTAATTAATCGGCTTATAAGGTTTTCTACGAAAACCGGAGTCTCTCTCGAGGGCACAGTTAGGCGTCTACTAGAAACAGTAGACTTCCTTCCTGTTCCCCCTTGGGAAGACGCAAGTTCTGGAATCCATTATCCGTTCTCACTCTTGAGGAATAAAAGATACAATAAACACCTTCAATCTATTTATTATAGAGCGAGGGTGCCACGTGCCTGCTATTCTCGAGTCGGTGATGACGGTATTGTCGTTCCAAGATTCGCTAAGCGACTTATCTTTAATCCTTCGGGATTATTGATCAGTTTTTTACAGGGTTCGGTTAGGTCTTATAAAATCGGCGTCAGACAAAACGTCGTAAATTATAGGACGAAACGACTCTCGACATCCTTTTGGGATGCCGTGGGTGTGTCAGAGCCAGAGTCAGG